TATTTCTATTTCTGTATCAGTAGCACCGTCATTATGTAATACATATTGTTCTACTGTTGTTATTGACTGCAATACAATCTGACTCACTACGTTATACAACACATTGATAGTCACATCATCAAACATTGGCCCTATAGCCAAGTTGATATCTCTACCTCCTATCTCAACGATAAGAGAAGTAAGAGAATCAGCAAAGTCAAAACCACCAGTGTACTCTGCATATCCGCTTGCTGTACCTGCTGCTGATAGTATGTCTGTTCCTGAGAAAGCGGTAGTATTTCCATCTTTACCTGTAATGTGCATATAGATACTATCACTAGCATCTTGTTTGTCTACTTTAATGGTATAGGTTGTTCGTCCACCCTTCTCTATATTTAGACTCGATATGTTTATCGTTTGTTTAAAAGTAGTACCCATGTTAGGTACACCCATTACAGATGTTGAGTTACCACTCCCAGTTATCATAGCACACTTATCTGTGCCTAAACTACCACACGAATTGCCACTAGGCATACTTGCTGGTCCTTGACCTCCCCAATCACTGTCCATATCACCTTGTTTGCTAGATGATACATAGGTAGAGTCAGATGATATAAGGTTACCTGAGTCTTCATTCGTTACCGTATCTGTAGTTGTTACAGTTGTTGTTACGGTGGTAGTTAAAGTTCCTTGCCCATCATTTTGTGTTGTCTCTGTTACAGTCTCAACTATTGTTTCTAGTACTGTAGGATCACAAAGACCTACCGTTCCTGATGGACATATCTCTTCTGCCTTAGATGAGAAGGAGCATAAGGATAGCACCAATAGGCTTAAACCACATATGCTTTGTACCTTCATTATCTACTGGCCTTTTCTTAGGTTTATTCTTTCTTAGTTCTCTTTCTCGTTTAGCTTTAGCTATCTCCGCTTGTTTTTCTTTATCAGCTTTAGCTAATGCTAGTTCTTCTTGTTTTTCTTCTTCACGTAGCCGTATCTCTGACTCATCAGGCATAATGTTTAGATTACTTTCCCATGCAGCCTTGGCTTCGTTACCTATCTTACCCATGAAGGGGCAGGGCGTACCTGACATCCACATTGCATCAAAGACACGGTGGTCTCTGCAGAGGGTGGACACTGCAGCTACCTTCATTCCCATACCGTAAAGAGAACGTGCAAGTTTTATACGCTCACAGTTCTCATCTGTAATCGTTATACCTGTAGCGACACCTAGCACCTGCGTCTGTATGCTGGCTGCTGCGCCTGACTTACAGATATCTGAGTTATTTACTACCACTGAAGGTGCAGAGGCCGTTGGTGGGGCTTTATCTGTCACCACAGTGCTAGATACAGTGTTACTGTCTGCTGCATACACTTTCATTACGACTATAGGTAGCAAAAATGCACCAATACAGGTAGCAAAGGCAACGGCAAAGAGTAACTTAGGTGACACTTTAGCCTATTACAGTGTTATATGCTAATACACAGATAACTATTGCAGCTATTATGATTAGTTTATTCTCTTTTATCCAAGTCCATGATGCTTTCATGTTATATTCCTTTTAAAATTACTAAAAATAGTCTTGTCCTTTAATGTATTGTCGCTTTCTGTCTGGGTCAAGTACCTCTCTTCTAGTTAAATGACCTTCCACGTACATAGCTCTCTCTACATGGTCTAACGTATACCACTCTCCTGTGTCATTATAGATGGCTCTACGTACATAGAACACATCTGACTTAGGAATGTGTACTTTATTTACTCCTCTTGTGTCATTATTAGCTAAAGTTCTGTAAAACTCTTCAATGACAGACTCTGTTGCATATAGTTTTACTTTATTTTTGTTCATTGTCAACACTTATTTAGAGGTAGAAGGTAAAAAGTGTCGCAAAATACAACGAATTGTACGTTACGACACCTAAGTTACAACTTAATTACATAGATTAAGTCTTATTATAGGAGTTATACAATTATAACTAATAATAAAACTATATCATATACAAATATATATGTCAACACCTGTAGTTTAACTCTTAAAGTTTAATGACCTAAGTCCAGATGTCTTTAAGTTACTATGTTTTTATTTATTACATTTTTATTTGACTTTAAAGTTTAACTACCTCCTGCTCCTGCTACGCAGTTATACATATTTTAGAGACTGTGTCAATAGAAAAACGTGTATAGTGCGACAATATGTACCACATACTATTATTATACTAGTTGGTACACTTTAATTGTGATCACATTCTAGTTTACACCTACATATTGTGTCAATCCATAGATATAAATAGCTTCAAAAGCAAAAAACCTCGTGTGTGTACTTGTATATATATAAATATCACGTACCCCCGGCATGGCCCATGCCCCCCCTATGCATATGCACTCATGATGTGCCTGTGTGAGGCAAAGCCTGCACATATTGCACGTAAAAGCAAAGCTTTTTAGACTGATAACTTGTCAGTATTGCTCTTTAGAGCAACTTAAAAGCAAGTACTTTTTCAAAGGTGTGACAATTTGTCAGTTTTCATGCATATATCCCCTGCTTTTCCTTGTGCATTATGCGTACCAAAAGATCCCCCAGTGTTAACCCCTTAGGGTTAAGCTACTCACGGCAAATCCGTGACTAAACAACCCCCTCTAAAGGGGGGTTGACTCTCCAGATCAACCTGTTACTTTAGTAGGGGTCGATCAACAGGTCGATACAAACTCAATCCCCTTTTAGGGGAACAACCAAAGGAGATACCTTATGACTAAAGTCATTAACCAACTAATCGAAATTGATACCCAAAGGGTAAAAGTAGGTCGTAAGACCTATGAAGTGAATGATGCCATAGAACATATGAATGTTCTAAGCGATGCTATCGACCTGTCTGAAAGACAGACATTTGATCAACTCTGTGAGTTGGGTGAGTTTTTTGCAGCTTTCAGATCGCTTTATCCTTCGGATAAACAGTTTGGAGCGTGGAGAAAGCGTAGCTTTCCTTCAATATCTTCACAAAGAGTCTACGACTCTAGGATGTGCTACGAGAATAAAGCTAAAGCTTTAAGTCTCTTTAGAAAAGAGAAGCTGGACTCTTTGAGTCCAAACTCAATAGCTAAAGCTATTAGGGAGTCTCAGCTTTCTCCGAAGGAGAAGCAAGAGAGACAAGCTTCTAAAGAAGCTGAAAGAAAAGCTTATAAAGCTTTTAAAGAGTCTACTCACGGCAAATCCGTGACTAAAGCTCCTTCAAAGAAGGAGACTAAGCCTAAGAAGCTTACTGTGAAACAGTACTGTGAGGTTGTAATTAGCGAAGCTAAAGCTAACGGAATCTCTTTAGAGATACTGATTGAACAACTTTCAGTTGTTGCTCAAGCTACTAAGAAGTAGCTTTACTTAGTCCCCCTTCGGGGGGACTTAACTTAAATCTTTTTACAAAAACTATTTAAACCTAGGAGGTTTAGCTATGACATTTTCTGATGTTGTTTTTTTATTTGTTGTAGCCTATGGCGTGTATAGAGGCATGGCATGGCTCATAGCATAGACAAACGTAAACGTCTTGCCTTGCGTGGAGATAAGGCATGGAAGAGCGCATACTTTAGGCAAATGCTTTCTAAGCATAGAGGCATGGTATGTAAAAACTTAAATCCTACTCACGGAAAATCCGTGACTAAAAACCAAAGGAGAAATAAAAATGATGTTAACTAAAAAATCTTTGTTTACTGGTCGTACTCATACAAGAGAAATAGATGTAGACCCAGTGACATATGTTGCATGGAATGATGGTGTGTCAGGTTTGTTACAAGATACATTTCCTGATTTAAATGATGATGATAGAGAGTTCATACTCTCAGGCACTACGCCTGAAGAGTGGGATGCTATGTTTTTAGAAGGGAGTTGATGCTATGAAAATTACTAAGAAATCCATGATGTCAGGCGAAACTACAACGCTTGATGTAAATGTAGAGGCACATGAGTTGTTAGATTATGTTGATATGATGACAGATTATGTTCTTATTTTTAGGAAAGCAACAAAGGAAGAACGTATATTTATGTTCACTGGTATTACTCCGAAGGAGTATAAGAAGCTAAACAAGGAGATTAAAAAATGATTATATATGATGGCCCATCTATGATTGATGGTGTGCCTATTATTTGTATCGCTACAGGTTTTAAATCTAATTCAAGTAATATAAAAACTGGTAGCATGATACAAACATGGATACTTGTACGTGATGTAGATCCTCGTGATGCTAACAAGCTAGGCCTCGACTATTCTATCTGTGGTGATTGTCCTTTAAAGGGTACACCACGCAAAGCAAGTGAGCCTGAGAAGTTAGCTAAAGATAGACCTTGTTATGTACAGATATATCAAGCACCCTTAAATGTATGGAAAACATATCATCGTGGTGGCTACGAGTATGCTACAGGCCATGATGCACTGGTTAATCTAGGGAAAGCTAGGCTTATACGACTAGGATCTTATGGTGATCCTGCGGCTGTACCGTCTTACATATGGGATAGCTTGTTGACTAAGTCGGTAGGTCGTACAGGCTACACGCATCAACACACAATACCTAGCGCAGATACACGCTACGATTTATGTATGCACTCTGCCGATAGTGTTACCGATGCACGTAAAGCATGGGATAATGGATTGCGTACCTTTAGAGTTATAGATAGTGTTAGCTCTATGATAAAAGACAAAGAGATTTTATGTCCGGCATCGAAAGAGGCAGGGTATAGAACGACTTGCGATAGCTGTAAGCTATGTAGTGGGTCAAACATAAGTGCAAAGAGTATAGCTATTGTAGCGCATGGTAGCGGTGCAAAGTATGCTTACGCATAAGAGAAGCTACTCACGGCAAATCCGTGACTAGAATTAAACTCAATCAACCACAAAGGAGAAACTACAAATGAAAAACTTAAAATTAACTAGACTCACTGTTCCTGAAGTAGTACCAACGGCTCAGTATGAGTTAATCACACCTGAGATAGCGGCAGAATATCTAGTAAAGAATACTAGAAACTATCGTAAATTATCCCAAGCTAAAGTATCGGTTCTTACACGAGAACTACTTGCAGGAGAATGGCTACCTTCTACCCAAGGCATAGGCTTTGATACAAATGATGTCATGGTAGATGGTCAGCACAGATTATGGGCTATCGTACAAACTAAAATTTCAGTTATGATGCTTGTATGTAGAGGCTTAGTACCTGTAGTTAAAAACAAGATAGACGTAGGTAACAAGAGAACCTTTGGTGATCTTACAGGCTTACCTAATGTAGTCATAGCCTCAGTACGTGTACCCTTTAGAGCTATCTTATCTGGTAATGGTAGATTTGGAATATTAAAAGGGAAACCTGCTTCGACATCAGATTTAACTTTTATGAGAAAGTATTTATTTGGTAAACTTGGAAAGTTAAATGAAGAAATGGCTAAGGTCTGTCGTAATACTAATGGTATATTAAATGTAGGTATACGTGCCGCTATTGCATTATCTATTATGAATGGTACGTGCAGTAAGAAAGAAGGTATGGATACATTTAACACGTTAGTTTTTCTCAGAAAAAATGCTAAAGGCGGTTTCGTAAATGGATCTTTACTTGAAAGAGAAGAGGCAGAAAAAAGATTACCTTTACTTCTTAGATCTCTAATAAAAAAGATAGAGATAGGTGTTACCCCTATGTACGATCAAGATAAAGGCGTATATTACGATGTTAGCGAGACACCAAGGGAACTTGCTACAAAGCTAATGTTCCTGACTATGCAAGCGTTAGATAGTACCATGAATGATGAGGAGAACTTTGTGTCACCTTGCCACGCTACTGTAGTAGAAACTTTAAATTTAAAATAGGCTTGACACCCTTATCAATTAGTTATACAACCAATGTACATCAAACAGAAAAGGAGATTATGATGTTCGTAATACTAGCAACTAAACCACTAAACGATAACACTAAAGGTTTTCGTTTCAACTTCTTAGGACTGAAAGGTCTAACTCGTAAGCGTAAAATAAAAAATCGAGGTTGGTTTAATGTTTTACGTGGTGAGTGTATGACTGCGTATCACTTCGGTAAACGTAGTATATATCTACAGAATAGAGGTAACAAAAAAGAACCTCGTAAACTGTGGCACTTCGCAGGTTAAGATATGCCTGACCCAATTCAAAAACTAAAGTGGTTCGCAGTAGGTGCGGATCACAAACTGTATTATGTAGGTAGACACTCTAATAGTGATGATGCCTACGATACTACAGAAAAAATACTAGGTGATGTGCCTATAGTTTGGCTCGTCAACGAACAAATAGCGCATCATTGGAGAGCCGTATTAGAGATGGTTCTTGATGAGCGACCAATCAATTAAAGGAGTAATAAACAATGCCATTTGATATGAATAACACAGCCTCGCATGAGCTTATCGTGCCTGACCACCTCGACTTCGATGTCAGCTTTGACAAGACTAGAGTCAAAGATAAGAAGTACGTCATCAACTCAGATACAGGTGACGCTATCGCTATCATAGGACGTAGTGCTACAGCTAGAAATCACGCTGAGTTCTACAACAGAGTATGGGATACCATAGTTGAAGACCTATCACAGGAAGACCTTCAAGATAAAACATACAAGTTTAAGTCAGCACGAAACAAGGGTTGGTCTATGCTTGATGTCACCTTCCCGAATGTGAAGACAACAGTTGAGACTGTTAGGCATAAGACTGAGATAGCTTTCCGTATGATAGCAGTACACGCTATTGATGGTACGGCTTCACCTGCTACGTGGTTTGGTGGTATAGATACATTCTGTACTAATGGTCAGATTACTGGTGACTGGGATATGGTGCGTAAGAAGAACACATCAGGCTTCACAGTCGAGAACTTCATGCGTGAGCTACGAGTAGCGAAGACTAACTTTGACCTACAAGGCAAGCGACTACAGACATGGGCTACTACTATCTTAGCTCACGTTCAAGTTGATGAGTTGATACAAAAGATAGTCAAGTCAGAACGTAAGTCTCGTAAGTTATACGATCTATTCCTAGATGAAAGACGTATGCGAGGTAACAATCTGTTTGCTTTGTATAGTGCGTTTACGAACTACTCATCATACGCTGATGCACGTAACGGCTTTGAGTTACGTAACACAGGCAACGACACCAAGGCTGTGAGTATGTTAGCTAGAGAGCAAGAAGTAAGTAAGTGGGTGAGTAGCCCTGAGTTCTTGGAGTTAGCGGCATGACTATCGTAGGACTGACGCAACAGATAAAGGTATGTCGGGATGAAATGTCCCGACTATCTAAAGACATACATGAAAGTGAGCAAGCTAACGATGAGATAAAAGAGTATGAAGATAACTTGTATAACCAATACTATTCTTTGTCTCGTAAAGTTAGAGATTTAAAAATCAAATGGTACAAGGAAAAGTTCAAATGAAACTTCCTAAGATAAAGGTACGCAATCCTGTAGCTAAAGCTATGTTACAGGATCGCAAACCACCGCAAGTTGTTCCACCTAAGAAAGGAAGTAAGGCACAATACAACAGACAAAAATTTAAAGAAAAGGAGAAGTTCAAATGATATTTCCTAAACCCGAATGGATTAGATATAAAGTAACCAAATGGAAAGCAGGTATTGGTGAAGATGAGATGTATATTTATGCTCATGGAGAACAAATGGTCAGAGATATACTTGACGATTATGTAGTAACTAAAATAGAAAGGAAGGATAAAGATGACTAACATTTTACAAGATAGTATATATCTGAAGAATATTGATCAGATAATATCTATACTATCTACAAAAATACGAGATCGTGGCACAGGACATATTCATACAGCTATAAATGTATTAGAACAATTAAAAGAGGAGTATCAAGATGACTAAAGAAGTATTAGAAGCAGTACGTGAGGCAAGCATATCTATTGCGTGTCTTATGGATGACTGTGATTTTGTGCAGATTAATAGACACCCTATGAAGATACTTGTTCTAGAAAAAGATGTAGAACATATCCAAGATCAGATAACTATCATAAAGAATTACCTTGACCCCTTCGTGGTGGCAGAACTAGAGGAGATGAAAGATGAAGACATATAGTGTGAAGATAGAGAGAACAGTGTACAGTGATAAGAACTATGAGATCAGAGCTGATAGTGAGTTAGAAGCAGGCGAGATAGCAGTGCAAATAGCAGAAGATGAATGGATTAGAACTACTACACAGGTAGCACCTGACTGGGAGTATGGTTATCATGTACATGAGTCAGTTTATGAGGAGGAGTATGACGATGACTAGATCAGAACTACTACGTGCTTTGTACAGGCTCACATTTGACACAGGTGTTGAGTACTGGAAAGTAAACGAGGATATCTGGGATGATGACGAGATGACAATTAACTTTACTAACTTGTCACAAGAATCAACTGAAGAAGTAACGAGTGTTATAGGAGGATAACTTAATGGACAACTTAAAAAGAAAAACATTTAGGCGGCTACTAGATAGCCGTTTGCCTAAAGCAACCAAGTCTATAAAACTGTTAGGAAATCTAGCTAGAAAGGGTCAGTATGAGTATACTCGTTTAGAAGCTCAACAGTTAATCAAAGAACTACAATCTGAGGTTACCATCTTAGAGGACAAGTTTAAAGTAACAACTACCACGCCAGAACCTATCGTCACAGCCCCAACTAAAATTACTGATGGTGAGCTAGACAGAAATGATAAGAGTAATGTAGTATGGGCTTATGATATGCTATTGCGTGGTAAAACTGATGACGCTAAAAAAATGTTACAACAAGTTGTCAAAAACTTTATTAAAGATAATAGGAGGATAACTAATGACACCAAAAGAGTTTAAAGATTGGTTGAAAACGTGTCCTTCCCCTAACTACCATGTAGTTGAGGTAGACGGAGGATTATGGAAAGTAAACTTTTGGGCAGAAGAAATTAGTCAATTTGAAGGATTTAGGAGCAGTAGCTGATGATAACAGATAATGACAAGATGAAATCAAATGTCTAAGTCTGACTATACTATTCGTTGTATAACTAAGGGTGAGTGTGCTGACTTATTACAAGCACATCACTATCTTACAAATATATCACGAGGATTTAAGTCAGGTGATAACTATGGTTTAATGTATCTTGACACAGTTGTAGGTGTCTGTATCTTTACTGGACTACCTGTACCTGAGTTGAGCAAAGGTATGTTTGGACTAGATAGAAACAATCAGGAAGGGTTGTATGAGTTGTCACGTTTAGTACTACACCCAGACCACCAAGTGCGTGAACATAATTTAGCAGGGTGGTTTGTAGCTAGGGCTATTAAGTTATTGAAAGAAAAGAATAATGTGAGGGCTATACTATCTTACGCTGATGATGACTACCACAGTGGTACTGTTTACAAAGCGTTAGGTTTTGACTATTATGGTCTGACTGATATGAAGTCTGACTTTTGGATAAAACAAAATGATGGCACGTACATAAAACATAATCGTGGTGCAACCAAACATCTTGAAGGTGAATGGAGACCACGCTCACGCAAACACAGATTTTTAAAAGTGTTTGATAATACACTAGAAGTAAAATGGAAAAAGGGGAATAATGATGAATAGATTTATAGTAGACTACCACCCTGACGCTATAGCTAAAGCGTTGTGTGACCAACACGTAGTGAAGATGCCCTTAGAAGAAGCACAGATGCTATGCACTAGCCTGTGGCATCATGCACCAGAGTATGCAGAGAAGCATGAGTTGTACAAACCAGTACACCAGAAGCATCCATGTACACTGTGGGCAATGGAGACACGAGCTAACTATGCTTTTGCTTGGCTGACCTACCAAAGTATGTTGAATGAATATACCCACAGGTATGGTAAGAATCATGGTGCAGGTAAACACGCCCTTGCTTTGTTCAAAGGTACAAAGTATATACCAGAAGGTGCATTGACACCACACCCTCAGTGTTTCAGTGGGCATGATGACTGTAAGACAGATGAGAATTATCCAGTACAAGCCTATCGTGCATTCTACAAGCGTGACAAGATGGGCTTTGCTAAATGGAACAAAAACAGAGCCATGCCTGAATGGTTAAATTAAATGCCTTGACATAGGTAGAAAGGAGGTATATGGATACAGATACTAGTGAACGTCTTACTGTTTATACACAGATAAGACATCTTGAAAAAAAGATTCAATGGCTTGAACAAAGACTTGAGCATTTGGAATCTATAATTAATCGCAACAAATAATGTTGCTGGAAAGGACTATATAACTATGTTTACTAATACAGTTAATAAAAATCTTGGGGCTACACGTAGGTTTAGACCTGAGTCCTATAAAGCCAATGATAAAAAAGCAAAGGATACTCTTATTCCTTATCTTGAAAGTCAAGGCCATACAATCCTCGATTCCAAAGAAGACTATGGTGTCGATATAAAAAGTAAGAAGAACGGAAACCTTTATCTATCTGAAGTCGAAATGAAAAACCAATGGAATGGTGGATCACAATTTGACAACTTAGGTAATTGGAATCCAAGATGGAAAGAACTTCGTATACCTTATAGAAAATATAAACTTCTACAGGTAAAAAGAGATGCGAATTCTTTCTTAAATTTCTGGGTGATTAGACGAGATTGTTTAGCCGCTTGGAGAGTGAAAGACTTCCAGTTAAAAGAAGCCGATGTAAAAGAGGCCGACAACAAAAGCAGATTCTCTGGCATACGAGAAGGAGAATTATTCTTTCACATTCCTTACGAGGAAGCTGAGTTAGTATTGTTTAATGAGAAATACAATTCCTAAGTACAATATAACTTTTAAAAATTACGGTGTGCTAGTTGATTCTGGCTCACCGTATGAAATCTACAGGCACATTTCTAACATGGCGGCATATCACGCAGGACAGTATCGTAAGTTTGGTAAGTTGTCTAATGATATAACTATAGAAAGGATAGAAGAAGATGAGAAACTATTACGTGGTAGTAAACGGAGTTAATAATCCTTACGAAGAAGATGCCGATGAGTACATACTATTAGCATTTAGAACAGAAGAATTTGCAGATAATATAGCACAGAATTTAAACGAATTCTATGAGGATGATCTTTCATTTTATGTAACATCTTATGAACCATTAGATTATTTAGAAGATACTCACATTGAGTTGTATAAAGAGATAATGGCAAGAGTTTATAAAACAGTTATGGGTGCTATGGAACAAGTTGATATAAACTTATCTAAGAGTAAAGAAAAACCTTATCTCAGAGTAGTAAAATAGTTATGAAACAAATAATAGATAACATATTAAATGTGTTTGTTGTTATTGTTTGGGTTATACTTATCTTGTGGGGGATGGGCATACTATGAATAGTTCAGTAAATTCAGATACTTACTTTAAAACTGCTTGCTCTTTATATCAAAAATCTGGTGTAGCTTTTTCTTCTTTAAAAATTAATACACAGAAAGATTACGTTAATAATTTAAGAAAAGCCTGCGACACTAAGGTAGATGGTAATTTGCAGTTAGGTAATATAAGATTAAAAAATATAAGGCATAGACATTTGAGTATCGCTTATGAAAATTGGCAAGAGAAAGGTATAAGATCTGCTAATTACATAGCTACTTGTGTTAGTATAGTATTAAACTATGCAATAAGACACGAAGCAATATTACATAACCCAATGTCTTTAGTGAAGAAGTCAAAGCCTAAACAAAGAAAAGTAATGTGGAAGAATGAAGAGATAAAGCTATTCTTAGATACAGCATATTCTGATTTTAAGTGGCGTAGTATAGGTTTAATCTTTCATATGGCATACGAGTGGGCGCAACGTGTAGGTGATATGCGTACTCTGACTTGGGATGCTATTGATTTTCAAAACAAACGATTAGATTACGAACAAAGTAAGCGTGGTTCAGAGGTTCATTTACCTATACGTAAAGGTATATTAAAGATGTTAGTAAAACAGAAAGAAACCTTTGACTTTTATTACGATGATGGTAGTCGTCAAGAGTATGTTGCCCCTCGTGTTAAGCCTAAGAATAATTTCTATTCACATTATACTCTTAATGAAATACATAAGCTTATCAATGAGGTAAAGGAAGAAGCTAATCTACCTCAAGAGTTACAAGTGAGAGATCTTAGAAGAACTGCTATAGTTGAGATGGTTGAGGAAGGAGTAGACTTAGTAAATATAATGCAAGTGTCAGGTCATCAGTCTGTACAAAGTGTAAGACCGTACCTTGTAAATACATATAGTGGTGCAAGTAATGCACTAGAAAGGAGATTTAAAAATGACGATGAATATTAAAGACTACGTTAGAGACTTAGACTTATCTGATGGTGAAGCTATTAGATCGGATTGTCCTATATGTAATAGTAGAAATACATTTACTGCTACAAAAAATGACGGCACTGTGTTGTATAACTGTTACAAATTAAGTTGTTCTTTAGCTACAGGTTTTGTATCTATAAATCTGACTGCTGACGAGGTAGCCTCTCGTTTATCAGAACTAAAAGAGACTAAAAAAGAATCAGTACCGACATTCAATATACCAGAGTACATTACTTTTCCTGAGAAATCACAGACTAACTACCACAGATTTGTTTCTAGATGGGGATTAGAGAGTGAGTATAAAGATGTTATGTACGATGTAAAAGATGAACGTGCTGTGTTTTTGATACGAGATAAGCATAGAAAGTTAATAGATGCTATTGGTAGATCACTTAATGGTGCTATGCCAAAGTGGTATAGGTACACAGGTAGTGCAGATGTCTATACTAGATGTATGGGTGAGCCTAACGGTGTAGTAGTTATTGTTGAAGATATTATAAGTGCTATTACTATTGCTAAAGTGCGACCTAATGTCACAGGTATGGCTATACTTGGTACTAATATTAATCACACACACATGGAATACTTAGAAGACTATAACAAAATTATAGTAGCACTTGATCCTGATGCTACAAATAAAAGTATCGAATACAGAAAGGAAATCCAATCTTGGACAGGCATTGACACTATGGCGATGATGTTGCAGGATGATATAAAATATAAAACCGAAGAAGACCTATTAAAATTAAAGGAGTATACATAATGATGCACGAACTTGCCCTAATTAGAACCATGATGGATAAAGAATTTTATGATGACCACAAAGGCATAAGGTTTCCAGATAAGTTATTTGGAAAAGACTTACGTAAGATAAAGCAGACTCTTGAGTACGCTATGGAAAAGTATGAGAAGTCTTTGACTACAGCTACACTTGAAGCTTTATTCTACGCAAACAATGGAACAATGACTACTGCAAACAAAGAAGTCTTCAGGGATCTGTTTAGAAAGATAGATAGGGAGAAGCCTTTGAGCAAAGACATAGCTACAGATGTTCTGTCTAAATTGTTTCAACGAGTAGTAGGAGAAGAGGTTGCCAACATTGGGCTAGACTACGTAAATGGTAAGTTGCACAGCATGGAAGCATTACGTAATATAATCTCTAGCTATCAAGATGACTTCATGCCTAACCTCAAGGTTGAATGGGATGACATTAGCATGGATACGCTACTCAAAATGAACCAACAACAAGCACAATGGAAGTTTAATATTCCTAGCCTTGGTCGCAGAATTGAAGGTGTGAGTGGGGGCCATTTAATTATGGTAGGTGCAAGACCTAACACAGGAAAGACAAGCTTCCATGCCTCTCTTATAGCCTCTGAAGGTGGCTTCGCTTCTCAAGGTGCAAAGTGTATGGTGTTAGTCAATGAAGAATCATATGATAGAGTAGGTGAAAGGTACATGAATGCAGCTACAGGAATGACAAGTAAACAGATCGTAGCTAACCCACTTAAAGCCGCACAAAAGTATAACCCTGTACTTGATCAACTGGTTCTAAAAGATACCACTGGTAAAACGATGGAGTGGGTTGAAGCTGTCATCAAAGGATACAAGCCAGACATAGTTGTACTCGACATGGGTGATAAGTTTGCAGCACGTACTAGTGACAAGTCTGATGTGTATCTAAAAGATGCCGCTATTCATGCACGTAACATAGCCAAGCAGTATGGTTGTGCTATCTTCTATATGTCACAGCTATCTGCATCCGCACAGAATGTTGTCAACGTAGATCAGTCCATGCTTGAAGGTAGTAAGACAGGTAAAGCCGCAGAGACAGACCTGATGATACTTATATCAATGAACAGAGTAGACTACGATAGTGGAGACAAAGATCCAGAAAGGCACTTGATTATATCTAAAAATAAGTTACAAGGTGGGTGGCATGGTCGTATAACAGTTGAGTTAGATGGAGAAACAGCTAGGTACTCAGCATAGAGAGGAAATAATAATGAGACTAGTATTAGACGTAGAAAACACAATAACAAAACGAGGAGGAAAGCTACACCTTGATCCCTTTGAACCTACTAATACATTGACACAGGTAGGAATACAAAACTTAGATAACTCTGATGAGCAGTACGTTATGACGTTTGATCACGTTGAGTATCAAGACATATCAGGTGACAGGGCAAGACAACTACAAGCTGTGTTAGATAATGCTACTCTAGTGGTAATGCACAACGCACAACACGACTTGATGTGGCTGTGGGCTAGTGGGTTTAAGTATGATGGTGACATATATGACACAATGTTAGCTGAATATGTACTACTTAGGGGTCAAAAACGTCCTCTGAGCCTTGAGGCGTGTGCAGAGTATCGTGAATTAGATCATCAGAAGGACGACACACTCAAGAAATACTACAAAGATGGGTATAATACGAATGAGATACCTATAAAAGAACTAGATCACTACCTAAGATGTGACTTAAATGCCACTGCGTCACTATATCACAGTATAGAAAAGGACTACAATACTGCGGAAAGTCAGACGCTACACAACATAAGAGACATAACATTCAAGGTATGTAAGACACTCACTCGTATGTACATGAATGGTATAAAGATTGATGCAGATGTCTTGCGTAGTGTACGCAAAGAGTTTGAGGATGAGAAGGTAGCTATAGAGAATAGACTGAATGTTACTGTACGTAAATACATGGGTGACACACCAATCAATCTCAACAGTGGTGAACAAATGTCTAAGGTGTTATTTAGTCGCACCCCTATTGATAAAAAAACATGGGTAGATACATTTGAGTCTATATCACCTGAAGAGTTTAAAGATACACTTAAAGATTATACTAAGGTTCTTAGCAAAACTAAAGCTAAGATGTGTTTAAAGTGTAATGGTAAAGGTAAAGTATTTAAAATAAAGAAGGATGGTAGTAACTTTAAAAAGCCTAGTGGTTGTCCTGACTGTAATGCAAAAGGATATTTACTGTTAGACACAGGAGTTGTAGCAGGGTTTAAGTTATCACCTAGAGATAAGTCGTGGGTCAACGCTAATGGTTTCAAGACAGGCAAAGATAGTATGGATGTACTCATAAGCACAGCACGTAACAACAATCTGAATGAGGCAGTCTTATTTATACAAGACGTTAAGAGGTTGTCTGCACTTACATCGTACTTATCTACATTCGTAGAGGGTATTAGTATCTTCACTAAGCCTGATGGTTTACTTCACGTTGGACTGACACAACACGTATCAGCTACAGGTAGGTTTAGTGGACGCAATCCGAATATGCAAAATATGCCTCGTGGTGGTACATTCCCTGTAAAAAAAGTATTTGTATCACGATGGGAAGGTGGACACATCTTAGAGGCTGACTTTGCACAGCTAGAGTTTCGTGTAGCCGCACATCTATCTGAAGATAAGACAGCCATTGATGAGATTAACACAGGGTTTGATGTGCATAGTTATACAGCTAAAGTTATAACTGATGCAGGTCAGAAGACATCACGCCAAGAAGCGAAGGCTCATACATTTGCTCCTCTCTTTGGGGCTAGTGGTTACGGAAGGAGCAGAGCAGAGGCCGCATACTATACACACTTCAATGAAAAGTATGTAGGTATCTCTGCATGGCACAAGTCTCTCGCTAAAGAGGTACTCGCTACAGGTAAAATTACTAACGAATCAGGTAGGCAGTACGCTTTTCCTGATGCACAACGCAGGGCAGGTGGTAAGGTAACTCACTTTACTATGATTAAGAACTACCCTGTACAAGGATTAGCTACTGCAGACATTGTACCTGTAGTAGTTATAGAACTAGAAGAAAGACTAAGACCGCTACAGTCTTGTCTTGTTAACACAGTACACGACTCAGCAGTAGTTGATGTACACCCAAACGAGAAGGAGTATGTATTACAAATAATAAATGACTTAAACAAAGACCTAGATAATATAATACAAGAAGCCTACGATATTGAGTTGTGTGTACCTATGCTACTAGAAGCAAAAATAGGTAATAACTGGCTTGACACCGTAGACGTAATATAGTAAAACTATAAGTTCTTATAACTTATGAAAGGTAAGATAATATGTCTAAAGAAATAACAGTACCCACCGAAAATGGAATGTCTATGTCACAAATGATGGGCATATCCGTAGGGGAAGGTGGTAAAAAATCCTCTAATCTAGCTCGACTAACTCAGATACACTCAGATATTATGGGTACAAAAGAGGTAGACGGTAAGCCTATGAAGATAGTAGTAATACCTTCTGGCTCATACAAGTTAGACTTAGGTGACGGAAAGTTAGGCTACAGTGTTAACCCATCTGTCCGAATATTTGCTATACGTCAGCAATGGACACGTTGGGACAGTGAGTCTAGTCAGATGCAAAAGACTGTTCTGTCTATTGATCTAAAAGGAGATCTTAAAGATAACACAGGGGGCTTCAATATAGGAAGACCTACAGGTTATGTTAAAGATTGGGAAGGGCTACCGCAAGCTACCAAAGAACTAATGCGACAAGTAAAGAAAACTAAAGTAGTCTTTGGCACTGTAAATTTAACTGATGCAGTCGATTCAGAAGGTAATTCTTTGTCTGATGTAGGTAATGACATCCCTTTTGTTCTAGACATAAAGAACAGAGATAGTATCAAAGCAATAGACAATGCAGTAAAAGCAGTGCAAAGATTAAATGCTCTGCCTATACAGTATCATCTATCTTTAACAGCACAGGAACATACATTACCAACAGGTAATACTTATGCGTCTATGGTTATTGATGTAGGAGATAAAGTAGACATCTCTGAATCAGATAACGATATACTCAAAGGGTTCTTTGATTGGATATCTTGGTCCAATAGTTATGTTGTTGAACAGTGGGCTACCAAAAACGGTGGTGGTGCATCTGAAGGAATGTCTGAGATTGTATCTAAGGCTATGAACAAAGACCTTGACGATTCTGACTTTGTTGAAGTTGAAGGGGTAGGTGTATAATGGAACATCCTGCTGAACTATCTGTCTATTCTTTTTTAGCTAAAGCTATGGCTGGAGAAGCTTCTGTATCCAAAGATATTATGGATCAGGTAGCAACAGATGTATCTAATGCGTTAGACAAGCAGTTCAATGGGAAGCCTAGAGATGAGTTTAAACTTAGGATGTCTAATGTAGGGCGTCCTAAGTGCCAACTCTGGTTTGAGAAGAATGACCCTAAGGATAAGACTCCGTTTCCACCACACTTCCTAATGAATATGTTGTTAGGTGATATAGTGGAGGCTGTCTTTAAGGGTTTACTTCGGGCTTCTGGTGTCCAGTTTGAAGACAATGACAACGTCACCTTAAAGTTAGGTGATGATAAAGAGATACAAGGAGAGTATGACTTAGTCTTAGACGGTAAAGTTGACGACATAAAGTCTGCATCCCCTTGGTCATACAACAATAAGTTTGTGAACTTAGAAACTCTACAGCAAGGTGACAGCTTCGGTTACATACCTCAACTTGTAGGGTACGCTAAAGGAGCAGACAAAGATGTTGGAGGTTGGTGGGTAGTCAATAAAGGAACAGGTCAATTCAAATATGTTAATGCTTCATCTGTAAATACTAAAGAAGTAATTGATAACATTGAAGAAACTTATGACTACATACACAATGATGAACCATTTAAGCGTTGCTTTGAAGCAGTAGAAGAAACATTCTATAAAAAAGCTACAGGTAATAAAAAACTGTGTACTGAATGTGGATTCTGTTCATACAAACATAAGTGTTGGCCTACGTTAAAGACACAGCCTTCACTCGTATCAACTGCCAGAGAAAAACCAATGATAGACTACGTACAAATAGGAAAGGAAGTAGCATGACATCAATTACAATAGATAATGTAAGACATGAAGAGGCTGATTTAACTGATGATCAAAAGAAGTTAGTGCAAGAGGTTCAGATAAACCAGAATGCTATAACTTTACTTGACCATCAACTTAACTGTCTTAAAGCAGCAGGCACAGTAAAACTCGCAGAGCTAAGAAAGATACTGAAGCCTGTTGAAGAAAAGACAGATGCCAAAACCTCGTAGGCACAGTGCATATAGATATCGTAGCGGTCTTGAGAAAGAGATCGCTGCGTTCTTACAAGAGGTTCAAACCAAAGTAAGATACGAGCAACTTAAAGTTGAGTGGGAAGATTTGAGGTATCGTACCTACACACCAGACTTTTTGTTAGACAACGGAATTATAATAGAAAGCAAAGGTATCTTTGATTCTGAAGATAGGCACAAGCACAACTGTATACGCCAACAACATCCAGAGTTAGACATTAGATTTATATTTAGTAATGCAAAAGCAAAGCTTTACAAAGGTTCTAAAAGTACGTATACAGATTGGTGTGAGAAGAATAATTTTAAATACGCTCACAGGGTTATACCTGAAGAGTGGTTAAAAGAAACAGGCAAACTAATTAAACATAAACGAATAGTACTAAAGACTGAAAGGAAAGATAAATGAGTGTAGATGTACCTAAATATCTATCAGGAAAGAAAAAAGAAGAGGACATAATAAAAGAACCCTCTCACTATACTCGTTACGCTATAGAGCCAGTAATATTTATAATGCAGAATGGGTTCACTTTTGAGATTGGTAATATAATTAAGTACGCTAGTCGTGCAGGATACAAAATATATGAAGGTATGGATGCAGTAGAGTCAGAGATAACAGACTTAGAAAAGATTAGACGCTATGCAGAGATGCGTATCAATGTACTACAAGGTAAAGATGTGCTATGAAATCTTTCACTGTTACATTTAAAATTGAAGTAGACGAAGAAGCTAACATACTTTCTTTGTATGAGGGTGGACACGAACAAGATGTAAGAGAACTCGTAGAGAGTGTATTCTACGATGTTGATGATATAGTTATAACTAATATAAAAATACAAGAAAGGTAAGAATATGGTAACACACGAGGAGCTACAAAAGATGGGGTACTTTGATAGTAAGTTAGATGTAAACGATACAACAGATCAGTTCACTGCTTACAGTGAGTGGGTAGAGAACATGATTATTACACCACCAGAAAAAAGACTATTTGAAAATCTATTTGGTTTGATGAGTGAAGCAGGTGAAGTTGCAGGTAAGATGCAGAAGACTATACGTGATGCTAAGTCTGTGTCAAAAGCTGACATGGTCAAAGAGTTAGGTGACGTAATATTCTACGCTACAGCTATAGCTAATGCATATAAGAGTTCACTCAAAGAAGTTATAGAAGTAAACATGGACAAGCTAAACAATCGTAAGAGACAAGGTAAAATTAAAGGAAGCGGAGACAACAGATAATGCAATACAGATCTAACTTAAACCCTATGCTGAGATCTAAATTCTCAGAAGACATATTCAACCATAAGTACAGACATGACGGAGCAGAAACGTGGGCGGCATTAGCTCACACTCTTGTAGAAGATGTATGTAAATCACCTCAAGTTGTAGTTTCGCCTGACATCTCAACAGGTAGCCAAGATGCTTACCTATCTAAAGAAGATAGACAACAGCTAGAAGAATACATTAGAGATATGAAGTTTATTCCCGGTGGTCGTTACTTGTACTACGCAGGTAGACTGAACAAGTTCTTTAACAACTGTTACCTTCTTAAAGCTGAAGAAGATACACGAGAAGACTGGGCTAACCTATCTTGGAAGTCAGAGAGTTGTCTGATGACAGGTGGTGGCATAGGTGTAGACTACTCTATCTACAGAGGAGAAGGCGCACCAATACAGAGGACAGGTGGCGAAGCATCTGGTCCTATACCTAAGATGAATATGATAAATGAGATTGGGAGAAGGGTGATGCAAGGTGGCAGTAGAAGATCAGCTATCTACGCTAGTCTTAACTGGAAACATCCTGACATACATAAGTTCTTAGTGGCAAAAGATTGGGCATCAATGCCTGTCGGTAGTACAGGTAAAACTCTCTGGGATATAAAGCAAGAAGACTTTAACTTCCCTGCACCTTTAGATATGACAAATGTTTCAGTAAACTACGACACAGAATGGTTACTTAAATACTACGAAACTGGTGCAGTGGGTCTTACGTTTGAGGCCAATGTTACACAAGCTATGAAGACAGCAGAACCCGGATTCTCATTTAACTTCTTTGATAAAGAGAATGAGACACTACGTAACGCCTGTACCGAAGTAACAAGTGAAGACGATAGTGATGTATGTAACTTGGGTTCCCTGAACTTTGGACGCATCGAAACTCTTACTGAGCTAAAGGATGTTGTACGTCTAGCCACTATGTTCCTTATCTGTGGGACATTAAAGGCACAGCTACCTTACGATAAGGTGTATAAAGTAAGATCTAAAAATAGGAGATTAGGTCTAGGCTTTATGGGTGTACACGAGTGGCTCATAAAAAAAGGATATAAATATGAGGTCACTCCTGAGTTACACCAGTGGCTTTCAGTATATAGGGGAGAGTCTGATAAAGTCTCTAAGGAGTTCTCAGAGAAGTTATCTATTACCAAACCAGTAGCGAATAGAGCTATAGCACCTACAGGATCTATTGGCATACTAGCTGGTACATCAACAGGCATTGAGCCTATCTTTGCTGTGGCATATAAGAGGAGATATCTTAAAGGGAATACACGATGGGTATATCAATATGTAGTCGATAGTGCTGCACAAGAACTAATTGATCTTTACGGTATAGACCCAGAACAAGTTGAGAGTGCGCTAGACTTAGCTTCAGACTACGAAAGAAGGATAAAGTTTCAAGCTGACGTACAAGACTATGTAGATATGAGTATTAGTTCTACAATTAATCTTCCTGCTTGGGGCAGTAAACTCAACAACGAAGATACTGTACGTGACTTTGCTTATACATTAGCAAGCTACGCTCACAGGCTACGTGGGTTTACGTGTTACCCTGATGGCAGTCGTGGTGGTCAGCCGCTTACATCTGTACCTTACAGTGAAGCAGTTGAGAAATTAGGGGAAGAGTTTGATGAACACGTAGAGACTCACGACATATGTGACATCAGTGGTCAAGGAGGTTCATGCGGAGTATGAGTATTATTAAAGAGGCAGAACAATACATTAAGAATAAAAAGTATCATCTAATAAAAGGGGTAGCCCAAAAGCTAGACCCTTTAGAGGAATACATACAGGATAATTTGAGTGAATCTTTAGAGAAAGAAAAAGCTATTGAACACTTGACAGAGGTATTTATGTGGTGTAAAAGATATACAGATCTTCGTGGTTGAAGATGGGTGAGGGGAGAAAAGGGGCTGTGTTTTTTGGTTCGGTTGACATGGCCCCTTTTTATTTTTAGTCTTCTCTATCTATCTTAGGAAATATATCACCTATAGATCTAATTTCTGTAGCTTCATCTGCTCTTGCTTCAAGAATAAGAATAATAGCATCCATTTGTTCTTCAGTTAAATCTTTAGGTTCAACAATAGGTGCAGATAAAAACTCTCCAGCTACAGGTATACTAAGTCTATCTGCATCTTGTTGTAAGTACGAAGCATCATCTTGAGCCATCAATTTTATAGCATCTCTAATATTGTTTTCAGTTTTACCAAGCCTATACATTTTAACTAGTCTTCCTAGTCTTGCATCTGGGTTGCCTGTTCTATTAATAGCAGTTTCTAATAAATCTTTAGAGTATGCCTTTGATCTAGATAAAATAGTATTAACTACTTTTTTTCTTTGTCTGTTATTTCCATTTACCCACTCTGGTCTATTCACGTACTCTTCAGCTATTCTATTTAATGGTATACTAATGATTTGATTTAGTCTGTTATTAACGTCAGCAAAGGGTCCAGTGTTTCCTGTCTTCCATCTAGGCTCTCCTATCATGTTCATCATTTCAAAGAATACTCCATGAGGTGCTACTGCTCTTTTACCGTAGTTAAATGCACCTGCTACATCACGTTCTTGTCCTGCAATATATTTTTTAGGTGCAAGTTCTATATCAAAAAGATCTTGATATATTTCATCAACATATCTAAGTGTATTATTTACAAACTCTACGTTCTGTTTTCTGTCGTTAACTTGAAACTCAGTACTCATTAATTGAGTAAGACTATTTATAGGTTCCATTGGACGACTAATCATTTGAATAGGAGAACCTAAAGCTCCTCTACCAAAAGCTTTTGCTAATTCCCATATTTCACGTTCATCTCCACTAGATAGAATGTCGTAAATATTTTGATTAAAGTCATTTAAACTACCACTAAGAGGTTCAAAAGTTGAGCCTATGAGAGTAGTTGAAACATCTTCTATAAGGCCTCTTGGAACATCATCCCATCCATCATCCCATCCATGAGCTATTATCCTGCCTATTCCTCTGTATAAACTCTCAGGAAAATTATAACGGTTATCTACAATTTGACCAGATCTATCTCTTTCTTCAAATAATCCTAACGCATTTCTTTTATTTTTTAGTTCTGATATAGCAAATCCACCAATCATAGCAAAACCGACAGCAGCTTTTACATTTAAATCTACAGGATCTACTTTTGTTAATTCTGCTTGTTGTGCTTTAGTCATACCTTTAGACTTACGTACAAAGTATCTATGTACTGTACTCAAACCCATAGTATCAAACATAAAAGACATAGTGTTATTAAAAAATTGTCCAAATGGAATCATTAAACCTACAACAGGAATTTTTCTGGCATCTTCAATAATTTTAGCAACTTGTTTAACAGGCTGATTTAATTCACTCCATTTAGTAGCTCCAAATTTCATAGAGAAAGTATTCTTTCGTGCCTCTACAATAGCAGGAGAATATACTTTACTTACAAATTCACCTGAGTCTATTATAGTTACTATGTCTGGACTTTGAAGTAATTCGGAGTAAGACATATTGTAGTGTCTCCTAGATAATTTATCTATAGCGTACATTAACTCTTGTTGTTTAGTCATAAAGTCAACAGCACGTACTCCATAAATCATTTGTGCTTTGTCTAAAAGCATTTCTGTTTTATCTTTTACAACTTGAGGTAGATACCCTACACCCATAGCTTTTGCTATCTCGTCTTCTCTTTCAATACCTAAGAACATATATCGCAATAATTCTTTTGATTCGTCTGGAAACATTGTCATAAGATCTTCAAACCTATCTGCTGTAGCAGCAGGATCTAACATATTTGACATTTTATATTTTACGGAAGCTATATGATCACTTATCTCTCTTGCATTTGATCTTCCTATTTTATCTCCTCTTCCATAAAGAAATGCTCTTCCTAGATCAGAGGCAGATTGTATGCTTGTGGCTGTCTTCCAGCCAAATACATTCAATGCGGTAGTACCCGGATGTGTAACAACTGCACGAATAACTTGTCTTTGAAACCACCCTACATCATTTAAAACTTTACTGTACCAACTACTAGGTACAACATCAAACTCATCTACTAAAGCTTTATTTAATTCTTCTTGTGTGTCTGCTTTATATAATACATTCCACGCTTGAGAATACTGATTAAGTAATACACCTGCTTCTCTAGCATATGCAGCGTCCATATCTAATGCTTGAGTTAGTGTCTTTCCTTTATAGTCTGGAACAAATCTACCAACTGATGCTTGAAAGCCTTCGTCTATTTCTTTTCTTACTTCGGATGGCATACTTTTAACTACATCAAAAAGCCAGTTAGCAAAATTATCTTTAATAGGTTTGCCTGTTTTTTTATCTATAGGTAAGTTTTTTCTTGGTCCACCGTAGGTAATGCCTAAATCTCTTAGTATAGGAATAAGACCTTTAAAACCTACCTCTTCATCACCTGCCATAAACATTACACGAGCAGCCATAGATGCTTCTAAAGGCTGACCTTCAACAGTATACCTAAGAGGCGCACCTTTTTTTGCTTTGTCATAAAAAGAATTAAATTTTATTTTTATTTGTTTTAAATCAGGTATGTTTAACCACTGTTTTCCTATGTCATCTACTGCTTGTTTTACATTCATATTAGCTGCAGCTTCAGTGTTTGCAGCTTTTAGATCCATGTAGTTATTAAAACTATAAGATTCATTTATACCTTTACGACCTAAAGTACCCATAAATAATGGTACTAACTCAAATACACCACTCAACATACCACCACCTGCAGAAATAGCGGTCTGTAATTTAGAGTACTTATAGTCTGGATCAACTAACGCATCAGACTTTTGACTAATGAAGTCAGCTATACCAGTAAGTCCAGCTTCTGTTACAGCAACTCCTTTAGCTGCAGCATAAAATCCTTTTTTAGTTCTTTCTTTAATCTCTGCTTTTGATAACTGGTTTACTGCGTTTCTAGTAAACATAGTAGATTGCTGATTAACATTATCAATAATTTCTTTTTGTTCTCGTTTTGATAGTCTAGAATTTTGAACTGCTTCAATCCAAGCCTGTCCTTTTTTAATTGGAATCTTAGCTTTCTTAAATGTTTTCTTAACAATATTATCAAGACCCTCTTTAGATATTTTTTCAATAGCTTTTTGAAGGGCTGCTCTTTTAGCAAGAGAGCCAACACCTAATCCAAAAGCTGTAGTAGGATCTGTTATGAGTGACCAAGCAGTGTCTACTATGCCACTAAATGCCTGTGGTGTAGTTGTTCCTTGTTGAAACATTCCCCCTTTTCCTAAGTCAAAAAGAATATTACCTCTGTGAGTTGCATCTTTTTCTTCTTGGCTTGCAGACATTAATCTATACTGGTCAGTTGCAACATACCACAGATTTAAATAATCTATACCTCTTTTTCCTGTTAGCCACTGCCTTGTTAGCTCTTCAGGTCTTGTGTTTTTTAAAGACAATCCTGTTCTATAGTGCATATCTTCAGAGACAATCCTCATTAAATTTTTATCTGCCACTATCTCATCTACTGTTAAACCAAGTGAAGGATAATCATCTGGCTCTTTTCTTTCTCCTGTTTTTGTGAATACATTTTGTCTATTTAAATAAGGACTTGTATTTAAAGGTAGTCCTTCTCCTAATGTTAAAGAGGGATCTTCAAGACGATTAGTTTTTATATCTGTTCTTATAGGTGTAGGTCTTCCTGTTGTAGAATCAAGCTCTTGTCCTTTTGCGTACAAAGCTTTATTTATACTAGCAAGCACATCAGGATATTCTGTAGTATAAGCGTCTTTAGTGTTACCCTTTTCTTGTGCTTGTAAGTAAACATTGTTATCATCAGGACTTTGACCTACAACATTACCTTGACTATCAATAATATCCATTTATTATTTACCCATCCACATGATAACTTTATCACCTACTACATACTTACCTTTTAAAGATCCATCTCTTGGTTTGTCTGCGTTCCATGATACAAACTCTTCCATGTTATTAAAGAAACCTTTAAAGCTGTTGTAGTATTTAGAAAAATTACTTAAAAAAGGATTTTGTGTAATAGCTCCAGAAGCTTTAGTTTCTATATTGTGTGCAGTCATTAAAAAACTAGGATTTATTAATGCAAACTCCGTCATCATTCTGTCATTAGACATATTTTCTAGTGTTTTTAACCTTTGAGAAAAAGTAATAGCTTCAGGTATATTAGTATAAAAATCTGTTTTAGGAAAAACAGCAGGGTTACCTGATATATCTTTAGCATCTTTGTTAAATATACTAGCCTGTTGTGCTTGCTTTTTAGTAGTGTCTAATAAACTCTTTGCTTCTTTTTGTAGCTCTGTAAATATTTTATCAGGAGATATATCAGTTCCTTTAGCAGGAAGCATTATCCCTGAAAGATCTCCTCCTAGTCCTTCAGGTACATTGCCTTCTCCAGCAATAGCACGTTCATAGTCTTCGTAATTTCTATCTGTAGAAGGTCTATCTTCAAATCCAAACAAAGACTGAAAGAAGTTAGTTTTTCTTTCTTCAGGATTTTTTCCTACTCCTGATTTAATTAAACCTAAAGATTTTTCCATAATGCTTACTGGATCAATTTCCATATCACTTGCATACTGTTCTGCATTAGATGCTACATCTTTTAAATCTGATACTGTTAAATCAGGTCTACTATTTAGTAAACTATAAAAGTTTTGAATGGCTTGATATCCACCTCTTTCTAAAATACCTTGAACACTACGTTTAGAAAGTCCTCTCATGTTAAAATAACTGACGTACTTTTTCATTTGATCTACATCTTTGCGACTATTTTTTATTGCAGCCGCACCATATCTTTGAAGATAGTTTCTTCTTTCTTCTGCTTTTTCACGAATAAACTTTCTGTTATCTTCTACAGTTTCAGAAAACTGTTCTCCAAATCCTGCCCAAAAACCTGCACCCATTATCCTGTCCTCCTACTCATTAAACCATTACCTGCCATGATGGGATTTTTATCAGTCCCTTTAGGAAAAGGATACATCGGACCTCTTTCTTGTGGAGGCTTAAACTCAGGGTCAAGCATTGGAGACAACTCATCAAAGCCGGGATTTAACTCTCTTGTACGATCTATATTTTCTAGCTCTTCTATGTTATCAGCATCCATGTCTTCTATGGTATTGTAATCAGGGGTGCTATCTTGTAAAAACATAAGTGCATCTTCTAGTGTAGAATCATCATATCCTTCTGCACCAATCTCATCATCCATTTTATTTATTTCTTTACGGATAAGTGCTTCAAGCTTTTCTGTTTGTTTTTCTTCAGCAGCACGTTCATTTTCTTCCATGCCTGTTTTGTAAGGTACACCTGCTTCATCCGCTATCACTTTTAATTGTTCATATATAATAGGAGAAATTATTAAGTTTATATCTATGCTATGTTTACCATTCATAGTTGCAGCAGTAAGAATACTTTCAGATAAAGCACGCAAAGGGTATCCTAATTCTATTAAAGTAATTACATCCTCTAGAACTTCTGGTTCATTTAAGTTTTCTAGGTGAAACTTAATTGCCTCTTCAGGATCAGACATCTCAGCAGGTCTTTCCCAAGGAAAGTTCTTTGGTTCATCTGTTAAGGATTGACCCGGAATGGGTGCTTGTAAAAGAAATTCTTCCATTATGTTTTTTCCATACTATTATTTGGTTTTTTAATTGTTGCTAGTATGTCAGCTAACTTTAATGCTGTTAGTTCTGACTGTGTATACTTTAATTCTTTTGAGTTGTCATCGGGTTTTACTTTTAATGGGGGAGACATAAATGTTTTTTTAGTAGTCATATAAACTTTTGTAACCTCCTCTAGGTGATGGAATAGTTTTGTAAGGATTAGCCATATTTTCATAAGATTTTAGTGTATTCTTTTTTAGTCTCCACTCAACTTCATTTTTTAGTATGTAATTATCTTTATTTAAATCTAATCCTATGTTAGCTTTATAAGTATTGTAGCCTCTCATAAATACTAAAGGGTTATCTTCTATTCCTACTCTTGCAGGAGACAAAACAGCTAGGTAAACATCTAATAGACTATTCATTTTTCCTACTTGATTTCTAATTCCTTTTCCTTGACCTGATAAATATCTTTCAACGTAATCCATTTGTTCTACTCTAGACATATTTTTTAACTCGTCTGTAGTAGTTCCTAAATTTATAGCTGTGTCATCCATAAAATGTAGTAAGCCTGTAGCAGAAGAATCTTTATTAAAACTTGAAGGACTAAATGTGTGTTGTGTTTCAAACGACATAACAGTAGCTAAGTGTTCAGGTTTAATTTCTAAATTATCTGCAACTTCTTCTACTTTATTTCTAAACTCAATGTCTTCATCAAAAACTTCACCACCTCTTATGTCGTTCCACCACTCTTCTTTACCATATAAACTTTCAGTACCTACATTATCATAATAACCTTGTACAGTTTTTTGTGTTTCTTCAAAAGATTTTACTTTTTTATTATCACTATTTAACAGGTCTTGTATTTGGGAATCATCTTCTGCACGTGGCCCCATTAGTCCTGTTGTACTTTTAGAAATTGCTTTTTGTACAGAGTCTTCTGGCACAATAGCACTCATAATTTGATCAGCTAAATTTGTAATTCCATTGTATGTTTTTTTCCAATAGTCTGCCATTTATTTTAACCGAACCCCATTATACCAGTTAGTATTGTACTAAACAATTTACCTTTGCCTATGTTGTCTGCTAACTCTGCTTTTTGTTCGCCATTTAGTTTTTCAATAGCTACATTAACTGCTCTATCTGCTGCACTCTCTGCTGCAGTAAATGCAAAGGACATAAGATCTCTTTCTCTTTGCCATATTTGATCTATAGCTTGTCCTGTTAATCCGTTTACAGTTTGAGCATAGGCCATATTAGCTTCGTTTTGTGCTGCTGTATCTATAGTAGCTATATTCTGTCTCCACTGAGCATTAGACTGAGCTATGACTAAAGCATTCTTTGAATTAAATTGATCTCTTTGATTTTCTAACTCTGAATTAAATCTTTGTAGTGTAGATACATTGTCTGCATCAAACTGTGCCATAGCGTTAGACTGCGATGCATTAAACTGATTAGTTTGATTAGCTAAACTAGCAAAGAATTGTTGTGTTTGATTCTCAGATGTAGCGTTAAACTGATTAGCTGCATTAGTAGCAGCTTGGTCTGTAAAAATAGATTGCATAATTTGTTGTTGCTTAAACATTGCAGTTTGCTGTGCATTACTTAGATTTTGCATATCCATCTGCATAAAGTTTTGAGCATTTTGTACTGCAGCTTGTTGTCTATTATTTAAGTTTGATATGTCTAATTGTGATAGTGCAGCAGCTTCAGCCATAATCATAGCTTGTGAGTTAGTTAAGTTAGCCATGTTCATTGTGTTAACAGCACGACTATTTTCTAATGCAATTTGTTGGTCTGCAGTAAAGTTCATGTTAGCTATGTCACCTATACGTGCAGAGTTTTGTACTCGTGCTTGGAATGCTTGGTCAAACTCCATGCCCATAAATGTAGCACGTTGTTGTGCTGCAAGCATAGCACGTTGTTGTCTATTTGACAAGTTTTGTGCTTCAAATTGTGCAACTACAGCAGCATCTGCTTGTGCTATAGGTAGTGCAGCTTCCATTGCAGCTTGTACGATAGCTTGTCCTGCTATACTTGATGCACCAAGACCTCTGTTAGCCATTGCTGTAGTAGCTGCTCTCATTGCCCCTGCTGCCCATGCTGGTGTTTCACCGCCATCAAAGTCAGCCATAAGTGAATTAAGTTGGCCTTGTACTGTAGCTTGTGTAGTTGGAGTTGCAGTAGCAGCTTGTATCTGTTCATTAAAAGCAGAGGCAGTAGCTGCATCAGCATCACCAGATATAATTTCACCTGTCTGTATACTGCGTTGTACAGGATTTGTCATAAGAGTTGCTGCACCTTGAGCAGCACTCAAGTTAGATACAGGTGTAGTAGTGTCTGTTGCAGCAGTAACTTGTGCTTGTGTATCTACTGTTCCTTGAGCAGCAGTTACAGCGTCTGCAGCAGTTTTTACTGCAGGTGCAGCCGTAGCAGCTTGCATTACTCCTGCAGGGGTCTGTACAGCAGGAGAATCTACTTCAGATATCGAAGTAGGTGTAGGTATAGTTACTAAAGGATCAGTTGTACTTAGTTGACCTGTTGTTTCTGGTATAATTGCACCTTCTGGAGTAGGAGTAGTTGCTACTGTAGCTGGAGTAATAACTTTAGATGGATCAGAATAAACATTAGTCATTGTAGCTGCTTGATCTGCAGCTAGTTTTCTTAATTGTTTTTGCTGTTCTGTTAATTCAGGTGTGGTTGTACCACCTTCTTGAAAACCTCTGACATTACGATTGTTTTGAGGTAAAGGAAACCTTTGTTGCATTTTATTAGCTGTAGCAGCTTGTTGATCTACACTAAACTCAGAAAACTCAGGATTGTCTTTCATTTCTTTTTTAACTTGTGGATCATTTAATTCATCAGGAGAAAATATGTAACCTCCTTTAGCTGCCATTAAAGGTCTACCTTTAAGTATTTGATTATACAAACCTACTCTAGCAGCAATAGCAGGATTAGAAGCCATGAGTTGATCAATAGCTTTTTGGTCTAACTCTTTATCACTTTTAATACCAAAAAATGGAAGTATAAAATCTTTCATGTTTTTTGGTGTTATTCTACTAGGATTTTGTTCCTTCGCCATTCGTTTTTATCCTTAATCCTTAGATGCTATACGCTCTACGTGAGTTCGTATTGCTTTTATGTTCTCATCTATTCGTGCTAAAGCTACAGCTTGGTTTTGTACGAGTAGCTCTAGCTTTTCTGTTCGTGACTCTAGTCGTATGATATTAGTAGCGTTAGCTTCAATGCTAGATTGCATTTGTGATACAGTCCACACGATGGCGGCTGCTTGTAGTACAAGTGCTACTATAAGTGTTACAGGTACGGACTTACTGAGATGCCAACTGTTGTTTTCTTTACTCATGGTTTTCCATCCTTGTTTCCTTACCTACCGTTAGCGTACTTAAATGGTTGTTCAGCAAAAGCTAAAAACATATATTTTCCTGTATCTTGATTAATTCCTGTGTTTCTTAACTTAAAACCATTACTAAGCATATCAATATCAACGCTACCTGTATCTTCAGCGGTAACTAAATCTGCTCTTAATCTATGAGTAGTTAGATTAGAAATATCTCTAGCGTTATCCCATATCTGCCAACTTGATGTTGACTCTGTACGTTTTGCCATCACAAAAGCGGGTCTAAATCCTGTATAAACAAACGGTCCATTTGCATTTCCATTCCCAATGTATTCGCCTATTCTTGAGTATCCGTCTACACTTGCAAAGCAGTAGTTTATTACCTTACCCCCAACAGCGTGCCAAGTTCCATTTCCTTTTTGAGAAAATACAGTACTTGTTGGATCTGTATCTGCCCAGACACCATCTTGGTCTTCTTTTGCGTCAGTACTATTAATTTTTAGTCTGTGCGTATTTCCTATTGATGAATGAAAAACATCCCAGTTACTAGTTGTATCTCTGTTTTTTGATATAATCATTTCAGGAACTGCATTTAACCCATGTGCTATTGTCATTGTTGCATCATCTGTAACAACAAAATTAATAATACTAAATCCAATATCAGTGTTTACAGTTCCTGAACTATCTACATTACCAACGCTTGTAGCACTTGCGTCATTACTAAATGTAGTTCCAGCTTTCCAAGCCCAACCAGCATAGTTGTGAGATGCTTCATTATCTAAATTACTATTGCCGCTGACGTTATAACCATCAGTTATAAATGTTATATTAGCAAAATTACCTTCCCCATTATTATTAACAGTTTGAAAATACGCATCATCTCCTCTAATTCTGTCCATCCACGCACCACCACTATCATCTGTTCTTTGTTTAGTCCAAACTAAATCAGGGTCAAATCCTGTATCAATATCTTGGTTTGTTCCGTTACCAGTAAAAATGTTAGCACTAAAATAATTGTCAGGTGAACCACCTTTGGCAGGGTCTATTGTTGCAACTGGGTCAGGTAAATTAGATGTACACAAAGCTAAGAAACCAGAAGGCGGTGCGTAGTAAAAATCACCTATACCATTTCCATCTGTATTACCTTGTGCTGTTTCTGTTCCTGCAAAAGAACTATCTTGACCTGCGTTAAAAATAAATGTTGATGCTCCAGCCGTTCCGCTTGTTGTCGCATTGTATACAACAACTTGTAAATCATACTCTTGTGTAATGCTAGAAAATGCTTCATTACTTCCTGCTTCTGGGTCACCGCTATTCTGCCAAGTTCCATTCTTAGCAAAATATAATTTACGATTATCTCTATCAATAGCTATTCCTAAAACGTCACCATTTGCAAAGGAATCTCCGTAACTGCTTTTTGTTGAGTAAGCAATTTTTTGACCATCTTGAAGATAACCATGTCTAGGTAATTGCCCTGTGCTTCTACCATCTGCTAATGCAGATAACCCAATAGCAGAATAAGCACTAGCAATAGTTGTCATACCAACTTCACAATACCATTTGCCAGTTGTAGGAATTGTAAAATTAGAAAACGCTTGATCTACAGAACTAGAACTACCAACTTGAACTTTTAAATTACCTTCACTAAAGGCTGTTGTACCTATTTCACTCAAAATATTTAAAACAGCAAAGTTATTCGTAGGGCTATCAAGAACACTATCTCCAACAGCTAAACCTGATGCAGTAAATACTGGAGAGCCTAAGTCTACATCGTTGTTACCTGTATTAACACCAATAGAACTTCCTCCATTATCAAATACATCATTTTTCATTTCTAATCTATAACCTCTGTCTCCATAGGTTAGACCTGATGTATTTTTTGGAACCCAAATTCCGTGTTTAAACTCACCAAAACTTGAAGGGGCTAATGATGAACCATCAATAACTGTAATATCAGCTAAGTAACCTTGAAAGTGCAACCTGTTATTTGAACCTTCTGTACCCCACCTAAAATCATTATTGCCATCACCAAGTAACCAATCTACGTTTTGATCCCCTGTATCCTCAGTATCAAATACTGTTTCTTGTACACCATTAATATAAATTCTTGCTCTGTCTCCTGCTGTTCCACTTGTGCTATCTACACGAAGAACTATATGATACCACGCATTTTCATCTCTTAAACATCTGGTCGTTCTTAGTTGTACATCATAAGAACCACTTGAGTAATTATAAAAAGCTAATCTACCACCTAAACCTCCAGAGTCTCCTGTGTCAAGCTCTACAGCCGCAACATTACTTCCATCTGTATAACGCCCAAGAACAAACTGACGAGTTCCACTTTCTGCAGGTTTTAACCAAAAAGAATACGTAAAGGTTCTACGACTATGAGTATAACTATCTCTATCTAAAAAAGCAGAGCCGCCAAACCTTAGTGAGTTTGTTTGCTGAAAAGGATAAAAGTCACGAGAAGTATAACTACCAAACCCTAAAACATTATAACCAAAATTAGTCATTATTATTCCTTATGCATCATTTGCTGCATCTGTAGTGAAGAAAAGTTTAATTCCTATTAAACGAGCATCTTCTGCCATATCGTCATTACTATCTGATACATCTCTAAAAATTCTAAAGTAAGTTAGTTTGTCATCCGCAGGAGTACCTGCAATAGTAACAGCACCACTCTCTGCGCTTATACAAAGTTCGTTTGCTGCTCCTTGTGCTGCGTCATCAATAACGATTGCCGTTCCATACGGACCTGCATCAAGAGCTTGATTATCATTTACAGCTATGCCTTGTAATGCCCAACTAACTCCATCAGTATCTGTAGCGGCAGAAGCCCAATAAACTTGAAAGGTAACTGTTCCTAAATTATATGACTTAGGAAATGCTACAGAAAACTGAGCGTGTTCGTCTGCGCCATCATCAAAGTCTAGACAAACTAAATCAGGTCTGCCTGATGTTGTTTGTACTGTAGTAAGTCCTGCACACCCATTAGAAACAGTAGGTTGCATAGCTGATGCAGGAACCCAAATTGTTTCTTTACCTGCAACTTTTGCTGCAACACCCCCAACTGTAAGTCCATCTGTTTCTAATGTACCATCAATGTCAACATCACCAGAAAAATCTCCTGTTGCAGCGTCTAGCTCACCAGATATTGTTAAATTTCTTATTCCTGTTGTATCTATATTTGCATCTGTTGTAACCACTTTAGAAGCAAGTGCTGTACCTGCTGTTAAACCATCTAATAATTCTAATTCTGCTTCAGCAAGAACAGCACTACCAGCAGTAAAAGCTGTACCTGTCACAATACCAGTTGAAGTTATTGCACCAGAACCAATAGTCCCAGCAACTGTTACTGCACCATCAGCAAGTGTTATTAAATCTGTGTCATCCGTATGACCAATGGTTGTCCCGTTAATTAAAACATTATCAATATCTAAAGAACCACCTGAAATAAGTCCTGTTGTTGTAATCGTTGATGAGCCAGTATCTATTGTACCAAAACCAGATGTAATAGAGCCTGAGTTTAATGCACCAGTTGTAACGATATTACTGCCACCAACACTGTGACCAGCAAAGTAAGTAGACACTGTATCTACGTTAGTCATCCGCATTGTGCCAGCATCATTAATAAGGATACCGTCACCTGAAGCTACAGAAGTTGTACCTCTGGCTGTATCACCATCAATTAAATTAATTTCTGTTGCTGTTGTTGTGACACCGTCAAGTATATTTAACTCTTCTGGAGTAGATGAAATTTGTGTAGTAGAAGCTGCAGCTAATACAGGAAGTGTACCTGATACGTTAGGTAAAGATATAGTTCTATCACCTGTAGCATCTATAGATGTTAATGTAGTTTCGTGAGCATCAGCAGTAGCACCTTCAAACACAACAGCATTGTTAGCGTTCATTGTCACAGAGTCTACTGTTGTAAATGTACCACTTACAGAAATGTTAGTAGCAGAAAGTGTGCCTGTACTTGGGTTGTACTTTAAGTCCCCATCTGACTCTAAACCTATGTTACCACCATCTAAATCTCCACCTGAAGTAAAGACAATAGCGTTGTTTTCGTTTGTACTTTCGTTATCAGTTATTGTAACTGTAGTAGCTACAGTAGCAACTGCAGCAGTACCTGAATATCCACTAGATGTAATCGTACCTAATGAAACACCATCATCAGCAAATGTAATTGTACCACCGTTTGCGTCTAGTGTAATACCACCTTCAGAATCTAGTGTTACAGTTGTACCAGCTAGTTCTGCTGTACCGTCTGCTGTAATCTGAATGTTAGCGGCTGCGGCTGCTGCGTCTGTTGTTTCAATAGTAAGTGTACCATTTGTACCTGCAGTTAAAGTAGCAGTATCACTCGTTGAACCTGTCATTGTAATGACTTTACCATTTACAGCTACATCATCTACTGTAAGTGCAGTAAGTGTACCTAAAGAAGTTACATTACCTTGAGCAGCCGTAGATAAAGTTCCAGCTAACTCTCCACTTGATCCATAAATAACTGCTTTAGAATTAACTACAGAGTTAGCAGAAGCAGTATCAAGTAAGTTTAGTTCAGCAGCAGTAGAACTTACTGCTGTGCTACCAAGGGTTAACTGTCCGTCAGGTACAATAAGTCCTGCTGCACCGTTAAAAATTAAGTCATCAGCAGAAGTATCCCAAGTTATATTTGCAGAGGCAGTGTCACCATACAGTATTACATCATAACCCTGATCATTAGCACCAATAGTAAGTGTAGCATCTAACTGTACTGCTCCATCAATGTCAACAGCATCAAGGTTTGTTGTACCATCTACGTCTAAGTCTGTTCCTACATATAGTTTCTTCGCTATGCTTGCTCCACCTTCAGTTCGTAAAGCTCCTGTGTCACCTGAAGCGTCACTAGAGTCTGTAGCATCAGTTATGTCAACTACCCCTGCAACTGTAAGTGTGGATGCCATATCTACTGCGCCATCAATGTCTACAACATCTAAGTTTGTAATACCATCAACGTCTATGTTTCCTGAAATGTCTAAAGAAGCTGCAATAATTTCACCACTAACATCAACTGCACCATTTATGTCTATAGTTGTAGCGGCTATTTGTATTTCTGTATCAGCTACAAGATCTAGTTGACCGTCAGCAGATGAGTATATGTATATAGCTGTATCACGAAACTGTATCTTTTCATTATTGGCAATAAGTATATCGTCAGAGAACTCAAAGTAGTCTTCGTCTTCCATCCATTTAAGTACACCATCATTGCTCTCACCGTCAAAGGTAATTGTAATATCTGTACCTGAAGT